ACCGACCGCCCTGGGCGGTCAGGGCCTCGTCGTAGTCGCTGGGGGTCAACCCCTTGACCCGCATCCGGTTCTTCCGCTGGCTGGCCTCGAACCGGTCGGCATGATCGGCCTGCCACCGACGGTTTCGGCGGATGGTGCAGTCCTTGCAGACGGGTCGGTAACGACCGGAGCGCCGGTCCCAGTAGAAGTCGGTCTCCGGCTTCCACTTCTCACACTCGCCGCAGCGCTTCCGCCACGGCGACACCTCAACAACCGGATCAGGCGGGCGCCCCCGTCGCACAGTGGCGACAGGATGCGCCGCCTGTGTGACACTGAGACTCGGTGAGACGCCAGAACCGCACCGCGACGGCCCGGACCATCGCCGCCCTGCGGGCCGGCGGGCGACTGGTCGACGTCGACGAGGCCACCATCGGCCTGGCCAAAGCCACCGCAGATCTGTTCGACGAGGCCATTGCCGACCCGGAGGAGAAGGCTTACGCGGTGGCGGCGCTGGGTCGGCTCCATCTGGCCGCGGTGATGGCGTTACAGGGAAGGGAAGGCGGCGATGCCGACATCGGTCTCTCAGAGGTCATCGCAGCTCTGTCGACCCCGCTGGGCTACGCCGGCGACGGGCCGCCCTAGCCTGGGCGCCCGGGCCGCCAAGCTGGCTGCCGCGGCCGGCTTCAGTCTCATGCCCTGGCAGGAGCAGGTGGTCAATGTCGGACTGGAGATCGAGCCGTCCACTCGTCTGCCTGCCTACCGGGAGATCAGGGTGTCGGTACCCCGCAGGTCCGGTAAGACAACCCTGTTCTTGTGCATCCAGGTCGACCGGTCACTGGGCTGGGGTCGCCACCAGCGCACCCTTTACACCGCCCAGGACCGCCAGAACAGCCGGGAGAAGTGGGAGGAACAGAACGAGCTCCTGCGTGACTCCAACCTGGCCGGTCTGTTCAAGATCCGCCGCATGAACGGCATGGAACGCACCATCTGGGAGCCGACCAAGTCCACCGTTGGGATCACCTCGTCGAGCGAGACGGCCGGCCACGGCTTCGACATCGACCTGGCCCAGGTCGACGAGGCCTGGGCACAGAAGGACAACCGTCTGGTGCAGGCCTTCAGACCGGCCATGATGTGCCGCCCGGCGGCCCAGATCTGGATCACCTCGACCATGGGTACCGAGGAGTCGCTGTTCTGGAACGACCTGGTGGACGACGGCCGGGCCCGGGTGGAGGCGGGTGAGACCCGCGGCGTGGCCTACTTCGAGTGGAGCGCATCCACCGATGACGACCCGGACGACCCCCGGACCTGGTGGGGTTGCATGCCTGCACTGGGCCACACGGTCTCCGAGGAGGTCATCCAGGCCGACCATGACAGTATGGACCCCGGAGAGTTCGCCCGGGCCTACCTGAACCAGCGGACCGCCGGCGGCCGCCCGGTCATCGACGCCGCCAGCTGGGCGGCCTGCCGCGATTCGCGCAGTCAGCTGGCTGGGCTGCCCTGCTTCAGTGTGGACGTAACTCCCCTCCGCGACGCGGCCAGTATCGCTGTGGCCGGGTGGCGGTCCGATCGGAAGCGCCATATCGAGATCGTCGACCACCGCCCTGGTACAGACTGGGTCATCCCGCGGCTGGTGGAGCTGCAGCGGAAGTGGCAGCCGTGGCCCACCATCGTCGACCCGGGATCGCCGGCCGGGAGCCTGATGGTGGACCTGGCCGCGGCCGGGGTTCAGACCAACACGGTCACGGCCCGCGAGTACGCCCAGGCCTGCGGCCAGTTCTACGACGCCGTGGTGGAGGGGCAGGTCCGCCACCTGGAGCAGCCGGTCCTCAACCTGGCCGTCTTCGCCGCCCGGAAACGGCCCCTGGGTGACGCCTGGGCCTGGGCCCGTAAGACCGGAGGTGACATCTCGCCACTGGTGGCGGTCACCCTGTCACACTATGGGTTGGTGAAGTCGGGTACCGGGAACGTGCAGATCCTGTGAGGTGGCCGTGGCAGGGCCGATCTTCGCCGAACCTGCAACCCTCCAGCACCGCCCCGCCGGCGCCGCCGGGTGGGGGCAGCCAGTTCATGTCCGGCCCGGAGCAGACCTGGCCGCCGACGCGGGTCCTGCCCCAGCCGTCGGAGACCGACGCCCTGTCGGTACCGGCGTTCTGGAAGGCCCACGCCTACGTGACCGGCACGGTGGGGATGCTGCCGGCGGTGGCCTACCGCGGCACCGACGCTCTGGACCCCCAGCCCGGGATCGTGCGCCAGCCCGACCCGAACCAGACGCCGATGGCGTTCTGGGCCGGGCTGACCTCGGCGGTAACCCTGTACGGGAATTCGATTTGCATCATCACCGGCACCGACTCTCTCGGCTACCCGACGTCGCTGAAGCCGATCCACCCCACCTTGGCGGCGGTGCGGTTCACCGGGAACCCGATGGCGCCGACGATCGCCTGCTGGTACGTGGCCGGCCAGCTGTACGACCCGTCGGAGATCTGGCATGTGAAGTCGCATCTGGGTCGGGCCGGCTGGCCGTTGGGTCGGGGGATCATCGACACCGACTCCGACGCCATCGCCGTGTCCATCGCCCTGCAGGCCTACGCGGCCCAGTACTTCAACTCGGGGGGGATGCCGTCGGGGATCCTGAAGATCCACCGGCCCGAGATCACCCAGGAGCAGGCCGACCAGGCCAAAGCGGACTGGGTGTCGAAGTACTCGGGGGCGCCGACCCCGGCGGTCATGAACGAGCTGACCGATTTCACCCCTATCGCCTACCGGCCCATCGATTCGCAGATGATCGAGTCGCGCCAGTTCGAGCTGATCTCGGTGGCCAACCTGTGGGGGATACCAGCGTCCAAGGTGGGCGCCTCGGTCGGTGGCGGCACCTATAAGAACGCCGAGATGGAAGAGGTCCAGGCCCGCAACGACGCCATCGCGCCGTGGACCACCCTGTTCGAGCAGGCCGGTTCCATGGAGCTGCTGCCCCGGGGGCAGCGCCTCCTGTGGGACCTCTCCGCCGCCCTGCGGACCGACACCCTGTCGCAGTTCCAGGCCTACCAGGCCGCCCTGGGCGGCCCCGGGCCGCAGTCGTCGTGGCTGCTGGTCGACGAGGTCCGGGCCCGGGAGAACCTGGACCCCATGGCCATGGCCCAGGCCGAGATCGACGCCGAGCTGGAAGCGGCCGGGATCACCCCCACCCCGGCCGAGGCCGCCCCCCCGGTGGTACCGCCGGCCCCGGCCGCGCCCAACCCGGCGCCGATGCCGATGCCGGGGCCGATGCCGATGGAGCCGGCCATGGCCGGGGCCACCAACGGGAAAGGACCCTGAGACATGGGCTATCGGGCCGCCAACGAGCAGATGGGCATGGAGTACCGCGACGTGTGGTCCACCGCCTACATCAACGACCTGCCCGACTCGGCGTTCCTGTACATCGCCCCCGGGGGGACCAAGACGGCCGGCAAGACCGACGGTGCTCACCGCTACTTCCCGGTCAAGGACGCCAGCGGCAAACCGGACGCCCCCCACATCAAGGCAGCCATGTCGTACGCGTCGCGGGCCGACCTGCCCCCAGATGTGCGCAAGAAGATCATGGCGGAAGCCCAGGCCATGGCCGCCGCTCATCCCGGTATCGGTTCGGGTACCACCAAGGAGTATCAGGGCAGCGCCGGGTCGGGCCGGTCGGTGCCGGTCGAGCCGGGGATCATGACCCGCGGCTTCGACGTGGCCCTGGAGGTCCGCTCCGACGGTGACGGTAGGACGGTGCTGGGCCGGGCCGTCCCGTACGGTCAGACCGCCCCTATCGGCGGCGGCAAGTCCGAGCGGTTCGTGATGGGTGCTTTCTCGAGACAGATCGGCGGCGGCCAGCTCCACACCGTGAAACTGCACGCCAGCCACTCCGGCCGCCAGGCCGGCGACATTCTCTCCCAGGTGGGCAAGACGGTGCACCTGGCCGAGCAGTCCGACGGGCTGCACGGGGCCTGGCAGCTGTACGACACCGCGGCCGGCGACCACGTCCTGCAGCTGGTCAAGACGGGGGAGGTGACCGGCCTGTCCATCGGGTTCAAGGCTCTCGACACCAAACTGGGCTCCGACGGGGCCTACGAGCGTCACGGCGCCCACCTCGACCATGTGGCCCTGACCACCAGCCCGGTGTACGCCGGCGCCCAGGTCACCGCGGTGCGCTCGGAGCACCCCGCCGGCGCCTACCGCACCCATCTGTTGCAGGCCCGGCGGATCCTGGACCGGGTGAACGCCCCCGACTAGAGTTCGGGTTCGCAGCCGAACCATTGCGCGCCGAACCGGCCTTTGGGAGCCGAACCGGTCAGAGGTGAACCGGCCAGGGCTATTTCCCCTGCGCCGCGCGCCCCGGCGCCATAGCCGGAAGGCTGCGCAATGAACCGTCTGATGCAACGTCTGGGCGCCGACTACCAGGCCCTGGTCGAATCGTACGAAGAGATCCTGAACCGGGCCGCCGACGAGCAGCGCGACCCCACCGACGCCGAGGCCGCCACCCTGGACGGGCTGCGCTCCGAGATGACCCCGCTCGGCGAGCGGCTGGTGGAGCTGCGCGAGACCGACGACCGGCGCCTGGCCGCGGTCAGGGCGATGGCCGACGCCCCCGACCTGGGCTCGGGCGCCCCCACCGGCGGCATCGTGCATGTGCGCTCCGAGGCCGAGATCTACCGCCGCGACGCCCACCCCTCGGAGCGGTTCAGTTTCTTCCGGGACATGCTGCACGCCCAGATGGACGGCGACGTGGAATGCCGGGGCCGCCTGGAGCGCCACAACCTGCAGATGCGCGCCGCCGGGACCACCACCACCGGCGCCGGTGTGGTCCCGCCCACCTGGCTGTTCGAGGAGTTCGCCATCATCGCCCACGGGGCCCGGCCCTGGGCTGACACTTTGCGCCGGGTGGGGATCACCGACGCCAACCCGGTCAACATCGGCATCCAGATGTCGCCCGGGGCGGTGGTGGCGGCCCAGGCCTCGGAGAACACCGCCCCCACCGACGGGTCCTTCACCGCCAACCTGCTGACCACCTCACCCAAGACCTACACCGGCAAGGTCGACGTGTCCCGCCAGCTGGTCGACGGGTCCAACCCGGCTGTCGACGGGATCATCTATGCCGACGCCATGGGCGCCTACAACGAGCAGATCGAGTCGGCCGTGGTCACCGCCTTCGAGTCGGCCGCCTCCTACGCCGCCACCATCATCTTCCCCGGCACCGCCCCGGTGTACGCCAACCTGCCCGACGCCATCATCGACGCCGGCGCCAGCGTGCGCAAGCACCGCAAGGCGCCGCCCCGGGTGGTGCTGTGCTCGGAGGGGGCGTGGGCGTTCATCTCCAAGGAGAAGGATCAGCAGGGCCGGCCGCTGGTCACCACCGGCTACCACGGCCCCGTGAACGCATACGGGTTGGGCGAAAGCGTGACCTATGGTCACGTGGCCGGCGAGGTGGTCGGCCTGTCGGTGGTGCCGTCCTGGGCCCAGGCCACCGACAACCACCTGTTCGTGGCCAAGGTCGACGACTGCCTGCTGCTGGAGTCGTCCACGTTCAACTTCCGCTACGAGGAAGTGCTCGGGCCCGAGTCGATCCGGTTGGGGGTGTGGGGTTACGCCGCCCCCGTGGTCGGCCGTTACGCCATGGCCATCGCCAAGATCGACGCCGGCACCACCATCCCGGCCCCCCAGGACGTCGACGCCGCGCCCGCCGCCGAGGCCGAGGGCGACAAGCCGGCGGCCAAGAAGTAGGCGCCGGGATCATGGCGGCCGCCTGGCCCACCATCGACGACGTGAAGAACCTCCTGCGTATAGGGGATTCCTCCGATGACGACGCGTTGGTGACTCAGGACCTGGCGGCCGCCATCGCCTGGACTGTCAGCCGGGTCGACCCGCAATGGGTGCCGGGCTCGCCGACCTACCCGAGCCCGCCGCCCACCCCGGCCCTGCCAGACCCGCTCTTCACGGTGGCCCAGTACGAGGCGGCCCGCCTGTACCGCCGCCGCGACTCGGTGGACGGCACCATCGGCTGGGGCGACATGGGCGTGGTCCGGGTCGGGCCCAAGGATCCCGACATCGAAACGCTGATCGCCCCCTACCTGTCGATCGTGTTCGCGTGACCTGGGACCGCACCAAGGTGGCCGACGCCCTGGTCAGCATGCTCGGCGCCGCCACCGGGGTGA